TTTGGACACACAAAGCCTTTACAAATAGGTCACGGTGGTGCTATACTGTTAGATAACAAGCAAGCCTACGAAGTGATGATAAAACAACGATATGATGGTCGCGACCTAAATATCTCACCCTGGGAAACACAAAAAACATTCCAGTTGGGATATCACTACAAGCCCTCAATTGAAGATGCTGAACGTGGACTAGAGTTGTTGGTACAGTACGCGACAGCTCCAGAATCACCCAAGTTTGTACAGTATCCAGATTTGCGAAACATAACCATTAAGGAATAACATGCGAGAATTTAAACCGGATCCGGTGATACATCCACACACTGAAGAATTTGTTCCACTGGAAGGACAAACGTTGTATATCAAAAAAGAAGATGCAGCACAAGGTCAATATCTAAGCACAGTAATACGTGATCGTATGCGAGCTGATGGCAAAAGATTCTGGGCCGGTGACAACATCAGTGACTATCTGGTTGGCCCTGATAAAGAAGATTTGATTGATGAAGCCACAGCAGCATTTGAAAAAGTTCTAGATGCACTACTAATTGATCGCGAAACAGATCCCAACTCTAAAGGCACAGCACGACGCCTGGCCAAGATGTACTACAACGAAATCATGCAAGGCAGATATGAACCAGCACCAGACGCAACAGCTTTTCCAAATGATTCAGACGATCGTTACGAAGGCATGCTTGTGATCCGTAGCGAGCTACGTTCAATGTGTTCGCACCATCATCAACCTGTCAGCGGTGTTGCTTATATTGGTATTTTGGCTGCTAACAAACTTATTGGCCTGTCTAAGTATACTCGTATTGCTCAATGGTGTGCCCGCCGCGGTACGCTACAGGAGGAACTGTGCAACGATATTGCAAGAGAGATCATGAAGGTTACTGACAGTGACAATGTAGCAGTTTATATACAAGCCGAACATGGTTGCTGCACCAATCGAGGTATCATGGCACATTCAAGTCTCACACAGACCACTGTACTCAAAGGTGCATTTAAAGACGATTCAGGAACCAAGAAAGAGTTCTTTGACAATATCAAACTACAACAAGAATTTGCACCACGATGATAGATTACAAAACACTTGACGATGCACAAGCCGCTGGTGTGGCGCCGTGGGATCAACTGGTACAAGAGCTGAGTGATTTTCACATCACTGTGTTTGAAGATCGGTATCCTGTCACACGTGGTCATTTGTTGTTTGTGCCCAACTACAATACCGATGCTGTGATCATTGACTGTATGGAATCAGCCATGCTGCATGGTCGTCGCATGGTGGAACAAGGGCACTGTGAAGGATTCAACATTGGTATCAATATGGGCCCTACTGCCGGGCAAACAGTGATGTATCCGCATGTGCATTTTATCCCACGTCGCATGGGCGACACTGCTAATCCTGTGGGCGGTGTGCGAGGAGTTGTATTTGGCCAAGCTGACTACAAAGCCACTGGCTATCAATTACCGGAATAAATATTCACAGCGGCCTATCGGCATCGTCCCGCTATACAAACTCCGCCGCCTATGCTATAATCTAACATAGGAGAAAATCATGGCAAAGAAATATTTTTCAACAAAAACCTACAAGCAAATTGGGCCTGTAGCGTATCGTCAATGGCGAGCTGACAGTCACTGCAATCTCATACACGGTTACGCAATGAGTTTTCACTTTGAATTTGAAGCAGATACATTAGATGCCCGTAATTGGGTTACAGACTTTGGTGGATTAAAACCACTCAAGGGCCTGTTAGAAGATTGGTTTGATCACACTTTTTTAGTAGCACAGGATGATCCCATGCGTGAACACTTGTTGGAACTTGGCAGACTCAAATTGGCCAAGATAACAGAAGTAGAAAAGACCGGATGTGAAGGCATTGCTGACTTTTTGTACGAATATGTTAACACAATCTTCTTGCCCAACTGCGGTGCGGAAGAAGCCCGACGTGTGTGGTGTACCAGAGTAGAAGTTCGAGAAACAGATTCAAACATGGCAGGCCGTCAAGGTCATCGTGAGGATAATGAGTTTGAGTGATGAATAGCAAAATTGATATCAGTATATTGCTACCTACTCGCGGGCGGGCAGAGGCACTAATGAGCAGTATACAAAGTCTCTGCACCCTGGCTGAGGATTTTGCTTCAATTGAAGTATTGTTTGGTGTAGATAACGATGACGTGGTAGGCATGGAGAACATGCTGAACAACGTATGCCCGTGGATTGAACAAAACAAAGTCAATCACAAGATCGTGGTGTTTGAGCCACTGGGTTACAACAACTTGCACCAATATGTAAATGGACTAGCCGAACACAGTCAAGGCTCCTGGTTGTTCTTCTGGAACGATGATGCTGTGATGAAAACTCCTGGGTGGGATGCATGTATACGCAAGCGCATAGGTGAATTCAAACTGCTGAGTGTGCATACACACAATGATCATCCGTACAGTATCTTTCCCATCGTGCCGCGCCAATGGTTTGAAATACTAGGGCATATCAGTCAACACAGTAGCAATGATGCGTATGTGAGTCAGATTGCATACTACCTAGATATCTTTGAACGCATTGATGTGCATTGTGATCACAATCGATATGACATCACTGGTGCAAACAACGACGCAACCTATCAGCAGCGTTGTATCATGGAAGGTGATCCCAGTCAACCAGGAGATCTAAATCATCCTGACATGGTCAAAATACGTACCAATGATACTGCTAAACTGGCCACATGGATGCAGGATCAAGGGCTTGACTTAACATTTTTTGTTAATGCATGGCAAGGGCAGCAGGATCCGTGGGAGAAGATGCGGGCCAACGACACCAATAATCAAGTTGATGCCACAGCTAGACGAGTAAATACTGGATGACAAAAAAGAAAATCAGCTTTGTACAACCTAACTTTCAACAAGGTCCTAAAGAATTCAATGCCTACTACTTGCCGTATTCTGCAGGAGTTATACTGAGTTATGCACTGGCTTCAAAAAAAGTCAATGCAGAATGGGAAGTAGATCACTTGGTATGGCGCAGGGAACCCATTGAAGAACAGGCGCTGAAACTAAGCACCAGTAACGTGGTAGCATTTTCAACTTACGTATGGAATCATCGCTACAATTATAAACTAGCAAAGTTAGTAAAGACGCTCAACCCCAAATGTACTATAATATTCGGTGGGCCCGAACCGGCTATTGAAGATCCTGAATTGTTTGAAAAAGAACCGTTTATGGATTTGGTGATCAAGATGGAGGGCGAAGTGACGTTTCGACATATTCTTGAAGATTACGGCACTGACTACACACACATTCCTGGACTTTTGATCAATACAGGCACAGGACTAGTTGACACAGGAGATCCCAAACGTATCAACAATCTAGACGAAGTGCCTAGTCCATATCTCACAGGCGTATTTGATCGTATCATGTCTGAGAGCCCCGAAGTAATATGGAATGCCACACTGGAAACCAATCGCGGATGCCCTTATCAATGCACATTCTGCGACTGGGGCAGTCTCACATACAACAAAGTCAAGAAGTTTGAGCTGCAACGTGTATACGATGAATTGGATTGGATTGGTGAACATTGTGGCTTTGTCACCATTACCGATGCCAACTTTGGTATGTTTGTAGAGCGTGACAACATGATTGTGGACAAACTGATCGAAGTGCAAAAGCGTTGGGGTAAACTGGAAAGTTTTTCCATGACCTGGGCCAAGAATCAAAAGAACGAAGTTGTGGGCATTGTTAAGAAACTGATTGATGAGTCACCTAACTTTGGTCAAGGGCTCACGGTCAGTGTGCAAAGCATGGACAACGATGTGTTAGAGAATATCAAACGTCGTAATCTTGATCAACACAAGATTGATGAAATCTTTGCACTGTGCGACCGGAACAATATTCCTGTATACACAGAATTGATTCTAGGCTTACCGGGGGAAACAGTAGAATCATGGAAAGAAGCCTTTTGGAAAATCTTCCGAGCAGGCAATCATGGCGGGATCAACATTCTACAATGTCAATTGCTGGAAAATGCAGAGATGAATCTCTTGCAGAAGAAGCTGTACAAGTTGGAAAGTGTACCTGTATACGATTACATGAGCGGCAGTTACGGTGATGTGGATCTCAACGAAAGCATTGATGTGGTAGTAAGCACAAAGACCATACCACGAGAGACCATGTTGGATACCTTGGTATGGAGTAGTTTTATACAAACTTTCCATATCAACGGTCTATCAACCTACATTGCACGATATCTAGCCAAGCACCAAAACATTGATTACAGCAAGTTCTATGAAGACCTCTATGCATGGGTACAAAAAGATCCTTGGTTTAAATTACAGTTTTTAGAAACACGCAGTTATTTCCAAAACTGGATGACCAAAGGACGTATTGACCACCCTCGTATTGGTAACATTGAAGTATTCGGGTGGAACCTCATGCACAGGACCACTCTGTACATGGTCAAAGATCAAATGATCAATTATGTGTTTGATTCGCTTGACAAATTTTTGCAGAGTCATTATAATATTGATTTGCAAGTGAAACATCAATTGCTACAGTTTCAAAGAAATTATGTAATTGACTATAGAGATTTAAAATCGTTGCCAATCACACAGACATTTGAATATGACTTCCTTGGTTACATACAAGACAATGCCACGCTAAAAACCGCCACAGTTTACCAATTTGATACTGTTGAAGATTCCGAAATGAGCGAAGACCGTTTTTTAGAAAACATGTACTTTAGTAGAAAGCGCAACTTTGGAAAAACTAATATTACCCGTATAACACAATGAGTTTGCCTGCACAAAATCCCAACATAGATATCAGTGTACTATTACCAGTACGTGCAAGACCAATCCCAATGGAGCAATGCTTGCACACTATGATTGGTACTGCCACTTGCCCCGAACGCATTGAAGTATTGATAGCATTTGATGATGATGACACAGATACTATAAAATACTTTGTGGATGTGATTGCTCCATATCTTGATGCAAAGGGTGTGACCTATAGTGCCATGCAATTCAAAAGATTAGGGTATCTTCGACTGAATGAATACCTGAATGAGCTGGCCAATCACAGCACCGGAAAGTGGATTTTCTTTTGGAACGATGATGCTGTGATGACCACTCAGGGCTGGGACGATGTCATACGCGAGCACAATGATCGATTTGCATTGTTACGAGCCGAAACCAATCATGGCCATCCGTATGCTATCTTTCCTATCTTGCCACGCAAATGGGTAGAGCTTACAGGTAACATATCGCCACATCAGATCAACGATGCATGGGCCAGTCAGATTGGCTGGATGCTGGATATTGTGATTACCATACCTGTAATGATTGAACATGAACGTTTTGATCTCACAGGTAAGAATGGTGACGATGTGTTTAAGAATCGTCCCATGCTGGAAGGTAATCCTAATCATCCTAGAGATTTTAATTATCATACATGGCGTACCCGCCGCATGCAAGAAGCAATAAAAATTGCCAACTATCTAGCAGAATTGGGCTACGATCTTGAACATTTTAAATTGGGAATAGAAAACAAAATTGACATCTGGCATAAGATGTTGAAACTAGACACCAAAGGTCTAATGAAATCCTGGAGTGCCACTACACTTGACCACTGAACTTATAGATCGAATCAAACATTACTGGAATGTACAACCTTGTAATGTCAAACACAGTCTGAGCGATCCGGGCACAGAACAATATTGGAATGAAGTCACCGAACGTAGATTCTTTGTAGAACCTCATCTACGTGATTTTGCTAGTTTTCACTTGTGGCGCGGCAAACGTGTGTTGGAAATAGGATCTGGTATTGGATCCGATGCTGTGGAATTTGCCCGACATGGTGCAGACTATGTGGGAATTGATCTTTCAGCAGAATCTGTAGCTATGAGTCAACAAAGATTTGACTTGTTTGGACTAACTGGAGAGTTTCATGTGATGGATGGTGCAGATAGTGCAGCAGTGTCCAGCCTGGGCAAATTTGATCTAGTGTACAGTTGCGGGGTACTGCATCACTATCCAGACATGACTGCATGCTTGAATAATATTCATGCTGCCCTGGTGCCCGACGGAGAATTCCGCATGTTGGTATATGCAAAGAACTCTTGGAAATATGCCATGATCCAAAAAGGACTAGATCAATTTGAAGCACAATCAGATTGTCCCTATGCCAAAGCCTACAGCAAAGAAGAAATTTATGATCTATTGGAGGCAAAGTTTCGAGTGCTAAGAATTAGGCAAGATCATAATTTCATGTATAATGTATCTAAGTACCGGCAAGGCGAGTACGAATTGGAGCCTTGGTTTGCTGCCATGCCCGAAGACATGCGAGCAGCAGTGAAAGAATACCTAGGTTGGCATCTGTTAATCAAAGCACAAAAAATATGAGTAAACTTAAAGTAGCGGAACTGTTTTACAGTATCCAAGGTGAAGGACGTTATATGGGGGTACCCAGCGTGTTCTTGCGTGTGTTTGGATGCAACTTCAAATGCGCAGGCTTTGGCATGCCGCGTGGTGAACTCAGCAAAGAAGCAGATGAAGTGGCAGTTATGAATGCCATGCATCCATTTACAAAATACGAAGAACTGCCATTGGTTAGTACAGGATGTGACAGCTACGCCAGCTGGCATCCTGATTTCAAAAATCTAAGTCCCATGCGTAAAAATGCTGAACTGGCAGAGGATATTGCGGCCATGCTGCCGTTTAAAGAATGGCGCGATGAACATCTTGTGATCACAGGTGGTGAACCATTGCTGGGTTGGCAACGTGCTTATCCCAGCTTGTTGGATGATCCCAAGATGGCAGGTGTTAGAGAGATCACATTTGAGACCAATGGTACCCAAGAACTCAGTACGGAGTTTAGGCAGTACCTGCTGAACTGGTCCCTAGGTAACAAGTCACGTGGGCGCGAAGCATTGACATTTAGTGTGAGTGCTAAATTGCCTTGCTCAGGTGAAAAGTGGGAGGATGCCATACGTCCAGAGATCGTGTGTCAATACCAAGATGTTGGCCACACATACTTGAAGCTGGTAATCGCTACCCAAGAAGATTTTGCAGACGCTCAACGTGCAGTAGCAGAGTATCGTGCAGCTGGATTCAAGGGCCATGTGTACTTGATGCCCATTGGCGGAGTGGAAAGTGTTTACTCGTTGAACAACAAGGCTGTGGCTATTATGGCCATGAATCAAGGCTGGCGCTACAGTGATCGACTACAGGTTCCGTTGTTCAAGAACGAGTGGGGCACATGACACAACACGAATGGGTTAAGCAAGATTGGGCACGTGAACAACAAACCCAAGAATATCAAGACTGGGGATTGAATAGAGCCCGGGGGTGGGAATTAAAATTATGTTGGCTCCCACAAAAATGTTTCTTAAGCGGAAAACCATTATGGGGTAAACGTGCATATGTTGCAGATCAGTACATTTATGGGCCAGGAGATCAGGTGATAAAAACTTATTGGGTTGATAAACATGAGTTTTTGATTTGGAATTTAAAAAGGAAAAAATGAGTTATTTATTTACAAGCGAAAGCGTGTCTGAAGGGCACCCAGATAAGGTAGCAGATGCTATCAGTGATGCTGTGTTGGACTTGGTTATGTCCACGCAAGATACTGCGTTACGATGTGCATGCGAAACTCTAGTCACTACCAATCGTGTGGTAGTTGCAGGCGAGTACAAGGGTGTGCTGCATGATGAAGAAGTTGATTCAACAATTCGTAAAACAATTAAAAATATTGGTTACGAACAATCAGGATTTGACTGGCGCACAGTTGAGATTACCAATCTACTGCATGGACAATCAGCAGATATCGCACTAGGTACTGACACGTTTGGTGCAGGTGATCAAGGTCTAATGTTTGGATATGCCTGCAACGAAACTGATACGTTCATGCCCAGTGCCATCTACTGGAGTCACAAAATTGTAGAGATGTTGTCGTATCGTCGCAAGCAGTCAGAACTTGATTGGTTAGGCCCGGATGCCAAGAGTCAGGTCACATTTGAGTACGACAACGATGGTGTTCCTGTAAGAATCTCCAAGGTGGTGTGCTCTACTCAACATCGTGACTGTATTACCACTGATGCATTACGAGCCAATGTGGAAACTCTTATTCGTGATATTTTGCCTGCACAGTATGTGGATGAGCATACAGAATTCCATATCAACCCAACCGGACGTTTTGTGATTGGTGGCCCCGACGGTGACACTGGCCTAACTGGGCGCAAGATTATTGTGGACACATATGGTGGATACAGTCCACACGGAGGCGGTGCTTTTTCAGGCAAGGATCCAACCAAAGTTGATCGTAGTGCTGCATACATGATGCGATATCTTGCCAAGAACATTGTGGCCAGTGGTCAAGCCAAGTGGGCCACTGTGCAAATCAGTTATGCAATCGGACTATCACAACCCATGAGTTTCTATGTGGAATGTGAGGATCGAGCTCTGGCAAGGCATCTGACTTTGAGTATTCCAAACATGGTAGATCTCACTCCCAAAGGAATTATTGATCGCTTTGAGTTGTTCCGCCCAATCTACAGCGATACCACAAACTACGGACATTTTGGTAAAGCCCATTTGCCGTGGGAAAAAGTTGACTTGTTCTAAGCACTCATGACTAAAAATTCAGCCAATGGTGTGAGCAGTTTTGACAGTGAGTCAACTGGTACGCTGGTGCATTTCCTCAACAGAAATGTAACACCGTACGCCACATCCACGCTGGGTCCAAAGTTTGATCTTGTGCCTGTTGAAAAACAAAAGGACATCATGATCAATGTTGCCAGAATGCATTCTCAACAGGAATACAATCGCATCATGGATTTAGTCAAGGTACTAGAGGCGCAGGCACAAGATATCAAACGCCGACTGGAGATAACAGATGCAGTACATGCTGCTGAATACCAGTTTCAAACATATCATGGACAGAATTATTGGTTGGTGTTTGACACCAACAAAAAGAAAACCATCTTGGTTAGATCAGGCCCCAATGATTGGAACAGTAGTGCGCCCGAACATTACGAATACATTGCACAAGTCAAGTGGTTGGGCGACTATACTTGGATAGAAGTAAAAGAGGATTAATATGGCATTTTTTGATATGTTTCGAAAGAAAATCGCACCCGTTGTAGAACCCAAATTGCCCGAGCCCAAAGAGCCCCGAGTTCGGCCACCTAAAGAAGAACCCAAGTCGGCCAAACAACAGGCCACTGAAAATAACTTGCCTTACGTGAACATTCTCAGTATGGATGTGGATCTAGACAACCTGCATCAAGGTGCATTTGAATTGGACTGGAATGAGATCTTCGTGGCACGTCTGGTCAAAGCTGGATACATGATCAAGAAGGACGACACTGACGCAGAGATTGTGGACCGTTGGTTCCAAAATGTATGCCGACATGTGGTAATGGAAACCTGGGAACAAGAAGAAGCCATCAGCAAGAGCGGCGTGTGGGTACGTAGCACAGACATTGGTGACGGCCGCACTGAAGTATCGTGAATCTCCTTATACACGGACATCCTGGATCCAGACTAGGATTTGTGGCCGCAGTCTTGCACGATAAATTATTAGATAATTTGTTTGATGTAGGAGATTTGGTTCAGCAAGATTTCCGTAAATTACATACATTTGATCCACAGATCTTATCATTGTTTTCAAACACTAAAATATGTATCCATACAACTTTTGCTATGTTAGATCGACATTTTTTCTTGTTTTTTCAAAAAAATGTATTTAAGAGACAAAAAGAAAAATTCCAAAATTGCCACGTGAGTGATCGTAAAATCATTGAAAAAATGTACTATGCATTTAATTTTCACTGGGCACCCGATGCTGCTGTAACAGTCAACGACTGGTATGATTATCATATAGACTTTGAGCAGACATTTGACACAGAGTTTATGTGCAACTTGTATTTTCAAGTTAATAAAAAATCTCCATCCAACAGACTCATCAAAGCAATACAGACAACAAATCAAGCTAATTTTCAACCAATAGCATTAAATCATGGTTGTAGTATCGCTGCTGAGATTATCAAATTTGAACATATGAATAACTTTATTGAACATGATCGTAGTTGGCAACTCAATGAAGTTTGTTCATTTACAGATTCAGGAGAATGTTTGGATCCTGATAACTTGTACAACAATCTGATGTCAAAATTGTCTGTTGATTTTTACCAAGGGCCAATTACATTGTGATCCTATATGTAAATGGCGATAGCCACACAGCAGGTGCAGAAGCAGTATCACCTGCTGCATTTGCCGAAGATGATGGCTATCCAGAACTGGGACGCAGACCGCATCCTGCTAACCTAGCTGCGAGCTGGGGTCAACAGTTGGCTAACCGGTTGGGGGTTGAACTAATCTGTGATGCTGAAAGTGCTGCTTCAAATTATAGAATCCTACGTACCACACGTGATTGGATGCGGAGTCTGCGTCCGTGGGAATCGGCAGTGGCAATCATACAATGGAGTACCTGGGAGCGAGAAGAATGGTTGCACAACGGTGAATACTTGCAGGTGGGCAGTTCAGGACTGGATTGGGTTCCTAACAAATTTCAAGATCGATACCGGCAGTTTGTGGTCAATGTGAATTGGAATCAGTGTCAACAATATTGGCACCGAGAGATTTGGCAACTGCATCAAGAACTGACTGGGATGAAGATACCGCATGTGTTCTTCAACGGTAATAACCGGTTTGATCGTGTTGCTCAGCAACTGGACTGGGGCAATTCGTACATAGCACCGTATTTGGAATTCACTTACAATGAAATCCTGAGAGATCGTTTTGAACCAGTAAAGGATGGCTCTTGGCATTTTGGTAAAGAAGCTCATTGCTTTTGGGCTGAATTTGTGTTACAATACTGTATAGAAAACAATATATTGGATCCCCATGAGATATCTCCTGATTGACACAGCTAACACTTTTTTCCGTGCCCGTCACTCTGTTTTCCGTGCTGCCGATGCGTGGGAAAAAGTAGGATATGCTTTACACATTGTGATGAGCAGTGTGAACAAAGTACACAAACAGTTTCAAACAGATCATGTGATTTTTGCACTGGAAGGTCGATCATGGCGCAAGGACTACTACGCTCCTTACAAGAAAAATCGTGCTGTGGCCCGTGCTGCACTATCGGACACAGAGCAAGAAGAGGACAAATTATTTTGGGAAACCTACGATAGCCTGACTAAATATTTGGCCGACGGTACCAACTGTAGTGTTATTCGACACCCAGAAGCCGAAGCGGACGACGTTATTGCTCGTTGGATAGCCTTGCATCCACAAGATGAGCACTATATTATTTCATCAGATACAGATTTTGTGCAACTGCTAGCGCCCAATGTTAGCCAATACAATGGCATCACTGACGAACTTCACACCGTGAATGGCATCTTTGATGCCAAGGGCAAGCGTGTGCAAGACAAAAAAACCAAGACAGACAAAGAGATTCCAGACCCTGAATGGCTGTTGTTTGAAAAATGCATGCGCGGTGATACTTCAGACAATGTATTTTCAGCGTATCCTGGTGTGAGAACCAAGGGCACAAAGAACCGAGTTGGCTTGCAAGAAGCATTTGAAGACCGTAACTCAAAAGGATTCAACTGGAACAATCTCATGTTGCAACGTTGGACTGACCACAATGGTGATGAGCATCGTGTGAAAGACGACTACGAACGCAATCGTGTGTTGATTGATCTCACTGCACAGCCAGAAGCAATCAAAGCCAAAGTAGATGGCGCAATACGTGAACAGATCAGCCACAAGGACATTGGTCAAGTTGGTGTGAGATTCATGAAGTTCTGCGGCAAGTACGAACTCAACAAGATATCCGAATCAGCAGAGCAATATGCTCGCTGGCTCAACGAAACCTATAAAGGAACACTAGATGAGCATCATAGCCAAACCCATAGTTAAAGATCAGTTTTACATCCTCACGCAGGATGATAAAAAAGTCGGCAACATCGAAGCCACAGGAGATGGCTTTGCAGTACGGATCAACAACAAGGTCATGCCATTCAAGACCATGGCCATGATCCGTAAACAAGTTGATATTGAATTTCCAGCGGTGGGTAACCGACCCAACAAACAGCCGTCCAGTTATCAAGTGCAAGGATATCCGTCAGGAGCTCGAGTATACAATCCCATTTGGAATGTTCAACATAAACTTCCGCTGTTTACCAAGAGTCGCAAGTCACGTTCGTGGTATGCTGCCGGATGGTATCAGGTCAAACAACGTCGAACCTGGACCATTGTACAAAGCCCCAAACTCATTACCTTGGAACGTTATCCGTATCAAGGTCCATTTTATACCCGAGAAGAAGCCAATGTCAAACCTCTTCCGTGATCAAGAAAAATTTATGAAAGCCTGTGACCAAAGCGTCACTGGTGATACTGCACAGTTTGATATGTATGTCAAACTGATTGAAGAAGAAAAAA